ACAATAACGCCTCTGGAAGCATTAAACTTATTTGGGTGCTTTAGATTATCAGCCAGGATTTACGATTTAAGAAAACTTGGGCTTGCAATTGAAGAAAGGGCTTTTGTTACTCATACAAATAAACGGGTAAGTCAATATTGGATTCAACAACTTGAATTATTTAATACTTAACCAATAAGTTATGAAAACATACCAAATGAAAGATTATCCTGATGATAAAGATTTGGAACTCATTGAAAAATGGGATGTAATAAATGATATTTCCGGATTACTTCAATTTCTTGAATCTATGATGTGGATGCCTGATTGGTGTTTTGAACTTAAAGGTAAAAGAATTTTAAAACTTCAATTACACACTGGAGGGTGGAGTGGTAATGAAGATATAATTAGATCCTTAAAAATGAATACTCTTTTTTGGGCATGTCATTGGGTTATGTCAAGACGTGGAGGTCATCATTATTTTGAAATAAAATTAAAAAGTAAATGAAAACAGATATTATAAAAATTTGCGGAGGGTACCAGGTAACTTTTACACAAGGTATGCAGACTTTTCATGTCGGCTTCATAGGTATTAAGAAAGAGGCTAAATGGATGAAGGAGAGGCTTGATATTACTTTTGAGAATTACAGGCGAGAGATACGGACTGAAAAATATGAAGTTGAGAAGGAAATAAATCAAATTATAAAACAAACTAATGGGATTAAATTATGTAAAACCTGGTAGTAATATGTATTCTTGGATTAATGCCACATGGAATACCATAAAGGGTGAATGTCCGCACGGGTGTATCTACTGTTACATGAAGCGTTGGGGCAAACAAAAACCAATTAGGTTTGATGAGAAGGAACTCAAAACCGATTTAGGTTCCGGCAACATTATTTTTGTTGGATCGAGTTGTGATATGTTTGCTGATGATATTCCGGGGAAATGGATTTATGAAACATTGATTCATTGTATAAAATTTAACAACACCTATCTCTTCCAGACAAAGAATCCCGAGAGAATACTGAATGGCGGTAACGCCTTTCCAAAGAAAAGTATTTTTTGCACAACGATTGAAACCAATAGATGCTATCCTTTAATTATGAATCACAGCCCCCTACCTTCGTTAAGGGCGTTATGGATGAGTGACTTATCATATTTCGGAGATACTTATGTAACAATCGAACCAATTATGGACTTTGACTTATCTGATTTGATTGATTTGATTAAAATGTGTCGCCCTAAAAAAGTCAATATCGGTTTTAATACATCATTTAAAGTAAAACTACCAGAACCTTCAAAAGAGAAGTTATTGGCATTGATTGATGAACTTCAAAAATTTACAATAATTGATAAAAAAAATAATTTAAAACGATTATTATGACAACATTACTAAAATTCACAATCGGAAATGCACTGGTACTTTTGCTCGTTGCCGGCGTTCTGGGACTGCTAATTACTTATTTTGTATATTACCTGGGCAATAGGCAGGCAAAGAAAGATAAACGGCTACAAGAGGCTTATGATAGGCTTTACAGGCATCTGATATGGTGCGTGAATAATTTCAAAATTGATGAGATGGGTAAAAAGCTTCTCAAAGAGAAATTTGACAATATTTCTAAGTTCAAATGCTGTAACAAGGAAAAGTTGGCAGTACTGGAAGTGGAATTTTATCGTAAATTTAAATAATCAATGAAAGACGGACAATTATTAAGAGAGACAAGATATTTGATTTTCAAAGAACAACCAATTCAGAGAAAAACAAAATCAATCTCAGTTATCAATAAATCATCAGGAGAAGAAATCGCAACAATAGAATGGTATGGAGTATGGAAGCAATACTGTCTTATGCCGGAACCATTTTTTAGAACGGTATGGAATAATACTTGTCTTACTGATATTATTTTAATTCTAAATGAGCTAATGGAAGAAAGAAACATTTTGAAACCGAAAGGATATTAATCATGGAATACAAAGATGGACAATTATTAAGAGTAAAGGTCATTAAGAATGAGGATGACTTGCCGAAAGAAAGTTATTATAGTGCTCACATGAAAGAAGATAGCCTGGATTTTAATTATAAACAAAGATTATTTAATAATGATTACAAAGACTATTGGCTTGAAAATATTGACTGGTATCTCCAACCTATTGAGATTACCGATGTTGACATTGATGCATGGGCAAATGATCATCAATTTGATGATGGATTAAATAATTGTGAAAATATTCTAATTTATGGTGTAAAAGCAGCATTGAACGATGAAATTAAACATATTGAGAAATGAAACCAAAAAACATTGAAGAATTTAAAGCACTCGTCGAGATTTATGAAAATATAACTCTTGTCAAAATAAAAGAGATTTGGCATAATGAGTCATATTTTAATGTACGAAATATTACTGGATTTGGAGATATTTCTACCTGTACTTTATGTAGAAAAGTTAAAGCCACCATTGTTAATTATAGATGTGAAAATTGTGTTTATGAAATTTCTCTAGGATGTTTATCTTTTAGAAATAAAGTTTCTTATTATAGAATTATAAATGCTCAAACCCCCCGCCAACTTCTTGCAGCTTTCCGCAATCGTGCGAAACATCTTAGAAAAACTTACCCTCAATACTTGTAACTATGACAGATAATAGTTTAATGCCATTCGGTAAATATAAAAATGAAAAAATGGCCAATGTACCGCCGGAATACCTGATTTGGCTTTATGAAAATGCTAAAGTCTATGGAGAAATAAAAGATTATATCAGAGATAATTTGGATGTTTTAAAAGCTGAAATTAATTATATAGAAAAAAGAAATAAATGAAATGGAAAGAAATGAAGCTCGCAATGTAGCATTAGAAATAATCTGTAATAGGGAACATCTTGTTAATTTCCCTTTTGATTATAAAAAGGGGCTGGCTAATGAGATTGCTGATGCCATAATACTGGCAATACTGGAAGAGGAACCAAAAGAGATAACTGCACTTAAATTGGATATGCCAACAACAATAACGAATTATTTAACTCTAAAATGGGGGACATTAAAAAGTTGGGATTTTACCAACTCAGAAAAAGGAAAAGAACTGTTAGAAGAATATCAAGAAATTGGTTCATCTTTTACTGCTATGGGGCAACATGACACTCCACGACAAAAAGAAATAATTTGTGAACTTATAGATCTATGCGATGGCGATACAATTTATCTCAATTGGGATGATGAAAATGTTTCAAAAGAGAGAGCAAAACAATATGTAATTGAATATGGTTCGAAACGTTCTTAGTATGAACACTAACGAATTGCGGTATGTTACGTGCCGGATTAATAACGAAACACTATCAAATTATGACAGAACTTAATAAACATCAGGAACTTTGGCAAACCACTACACCCGGCATGGAGTATGACCGCGTGTTATAAGTTAGGCGATTTTACTTACTGAAATTGATTTGAAACACTAAAAATAAAAGCCTTGGGCAGGCGTTGTAAAACCCAATTGTATTATGGAAATATTTAAAGAAGGAGATTCCGCTATTAAAGCAGTTTTAACTCCAGAAGATGTGGAAAGTGCAGTAAGGCAATTTATTTGCACATGCCGACCTGAGTTTGCAACAAATTGGTTGCTCAACCCAACTTACAATTTAGGAACTGTTCTTTTTTCTGGCACGAAAGGAGATGATTAATTTGCAGGCGGGGCTTTTATTTTTTCTTTCAATTACGCAGAAAGTTTAAATCGAAGCACTTCTCCGCCTTGCTTATAACGTTTCCGCTATGTGCAGTTTGGGAATTAAAAGCACTGCACTATCAATTTATACTAAATTTAATTAAATGAACGAAATATCGAATACCACTGAACCCCAAATTGCATATAGTGAGTGTTATGCACAGGTTTTTTTTCATCGTTTTCCGTATCGTTGGACTTTAAAAGATGCCAACTTTACAAAGGATAAAGGCAAAATATTTAGTTGCTTTGCTTGTGGTGGTGGTTCGACAATGGGTTATAAATTAGCTGGTTTTGACGTGATAGGATGCAATGAAATTGACCCTAAAATGATTGAAGCATACAAAGTAAACCACAACCCGAAATATGCTTTTTTAGAACCAATACAAACTTTTAAAATGCGTGAAGATTTACCACAGGAACTATATGAGCTGGACATTTTGGACGGTTCGCCACCTTGTAGCAGTTTTTCAATGGCTGGAAATCGTGAAAAAGATTGGGGAAAAGATAAAGTTTTTAGAGAAGGGCAAGCAATGCAAGTTTTAGATACTTTGTTTTTTGATTTTATTGATTTAGCAAAGAAATTACAGCCTAAAGTTGTGGTTGCTGAAAACGTAAAAGGATTGCTTTTAGGAGATGCAATACAGTATGTAAGGCAAATATACCGTGAGTTTGATTTGGCTGGTTATTACTGCCAACATTGGCTTTTAGATGCAAGTAAAATGGGTGTGCCACAAAGGCGTGAACGTGTATTTTTTATTGCATTGCGTAAAGATTTGGCAAAGCCATTTTTAAAGCAAATGAATTTGTTTGATATTTTGCCCGAAATAAAACTGGAATTTAATGAAAAAGGCATAAAATACGGTGAAATAGAAGACAAATCGGATTGTACTGAAACGATAACAGAAACGCAAAAAACACACTGGTTAAGAACAGAAAAAGGACATTGTTTTTCTAAATACCACGAAAAAGGACATTGGTTTAATTCTTATAAAATACAACCAAATGAAATTTGCCTGACTATTTTGGCAGGAACTGGAAGTGGAATTTACCATTACGAATTTGCAAGAAAATTAAACACATTGGAATATTCGTATTGTTCGACATTCCCAACAGATTACAACTATATGGAAAATAAACCTAAATATCTAATGGGAATGAGTGTTCCGCCTGTAATGATAGCAAACATAGCGACTGAAATTTATTCCCAATGGCTCTCGAAGTTGGCACGGTCTTAAACTTGTGCATAACTATATATATGTATACCTTTAGTAAACAATATATTAAAAAATAGAAAAAAGAAACAAATGAAATGGCAAATTGTTTTATAATAATATTACTGGCAGGAATTTTCGGTTGTCTTTGGGTAATTGCGGAAAGATTATATGAAATTCAAAAAATCTTAAAGAAAAATAATAAATGAAATGGATTGAAAAACATCAATGGCTGGCGGTGGCAATTACATTGGTAATCATAACGATTATCGGGATAATCTGTAATTCGATATTCAGTTAATTTTGTAAAGTCAATTATTTTATTATACTTTTGTAAATTAATTGTAAATAACAATTACCAATAATGGCAAAAGGTAAGAAAGGTTTTACTGCAGGGATCTCAGGTAATCCAAGAGGACGTAAAACAGGAATACCAAATAGAACTACCAAAGAAGCAAAGGAATTGTTAGAACAAATCCTATTAGGTCAAATTGACAATATTAAAACAGCTTTTAAAAAATTACAAAAAGATCCTGGTCGTTATCTGGATGCCTGTTCAAAATTATTTACTTATGTCTTGCCGAAGAAAACAGATATAACAACTGGAGATAAGCCAATTCAACCTATTTTAAATGTAACGGTTGATAGTTCGGAAACTGGGGAAGCTCTTAAAAAATTAAGAGATGAGCTCAGTAAAACTAACTAATGTATTTTATCGAACAACAGAAGCATTCTTAAATGCTTTAAACGGAACTGGTCCCAGATTAATTATCCAGCAAGGAGGGCAGGGATCATCAAAAACATATTCTACTCTTCAGGTTATTTATAATGCTTTAGTAGTCGGTCCAATGATGCCAACGACTATTTGTTCGTACGCATTACCTCATTTAAAACTAGGTGCGTTAACTGATTTTGATAATATTCTTACATCTTTTGGTGAAAATATCGGAGAGATAAGAAAAGATCCTTCACATCCAACATATCAGATAGGTAAATCAAAAATAGATAGTTATGGAGTTGAGGGCAATATAGCAATGGCGCACGGGCCACGCAGGAAAATACTTTTTATCAATGAATGTAATAGAAAAATTACTTATGAGGTATTTGATCATTTATTTTCAAGAAGTGAAATAACTTTTCTTGATTTCAATCCTGATCAGGAATTCTGGTTACATGACAAAGTCTTACCGTTTATCCCTCATATTATCATTCAATCCAATTTTTTAGATAATCCATATTTGCCGGTTAATGAATTGAATAATATCCTGATGAAAAGAAATAAACCAGGGTTTGAAAATTGGTGGAAGGTTTACGGACTTGGCGAACTTGGTAGATTGGAAGGTGCAATACTTCCAAATTGGCGTTATGGTGAATTTGATAAATATTTACCTTATGGATTTGGTCTTGACTTTGGGTTTAATAATCCTGATGCTATGTCTAAAATAGCCATTGATCATAAGAATAAAAAAATATTTTGGGATGAGAAAATATATAAATCTGGCAATTCATTTGAACAATTAAGATTATTAATTGCTGAACATTGTAATAGAAATGATGCGATAACGGCTGATTGTGCTGATGCCAGAATGATTAATGAGTTAAAGAAATATTTTAATATCAAACCTGTCAATAAAGTAAAATGGACGGTTGCTGAAGCTCTAAAATTAATGCAGGATTATGAAAATATCATAACTGAGACAAGTTATAATTTATCAAAAGAGTTTAATAATTATATTTGGAATGATAAAAAGGCCGGTATTCCAATTGATGATTTTAATCATCTTATAGATGGGGGACGTTATAGATTTCAGGAATCATTTACACCAGAATCGCATCAAATATGGCACGGATAAAGCAATTGGAAAAATTGACTTTGAAAGATATGATGTTGAATCTTCAATCATATATCGGATTATCGGAAGGATTAGCACAACTCCCATTACCCCTATATATTGACATTGGTTTTAAAAGGCTTATTATTCCGAAAGACCTGGATGAGTTTACAAACAATATTTGTTATGGCCAACGTTTATTTATGGTGCGGAAAGAAGATAATGACTTTGGTGTAATACTTCGCACCCTCGACGGTTATTACTATCCAATACTAACAAATAATAAATGGGATGAAGAAAAAGCGTTATTAATTGGAAAAAAGATTATAACTTGCAAAGCAAAAGATTTATATCCCGTCGCAATGCATTTAATCACTTTGGTTGGGGAAATGGCAGATAGGGAACAAAAGCTCCTGCACCGGGAACCGTCTAAGATTGAGAAGGCGGCCGGTATTGAAAAACTCAACGTATTTTCTGAATTAAATGCTCTGGACTTTCTTCGTGATGCTATGAAGATAACTGTGCCGGAAGTGCTGTTAACACCTTATAATGAATGCTTAGTGCGTTTTATGATTGCAAAGGAGACTAATGCTTTTCAGGAACGTTACTTTGATCTGATGAAAGAAGATAGTAAACCTAAATCAAAATTCCAATAATGTTAAATGCAATAAGTGCAATAGCAAATGCAGTATCAGCCGCCGGATGTACTCATATATTGTATGAAGCTGATAAACTGGCAAATATTACAATGGATGAAAGTTTACAAGCGGAAATCATTGGATTAATACTCGAACCTAATGAACTTACTTTGGAAGTTAAGGCCAATGCGATACTTGAACATTACCCGCCTATCTATGTAGAAATATTGCAACAGGTAAGACTTGAAACACAAGGGATGAATAGTTCAGTAATCCTTGAAACTCTATTACTTGTATGTAAAAAAGTCATTTATAAACTAATAGAATTCTCCCAGACTGATCCTGATGGGATGTTTAATAAAATTACTCCGATGACGATTACAAAGATCACTGAAAATAAATATGATGCTAATGTCATCGGCTGGTCTATGCCACTGAATGTAACTTATTTGCTTAATGAAACTAAACCTGGTTGTGTATGAAAACAGAAATTGATGAAAGAGGTATTTTAATTGTTAGTGCAAAAAATTCATTAGAATCATTTGCACTTAAAATGTGGAGTGAAAAGAATATTAATCAATGTACTGGTAATTTTAAAGAGGAACCAGTAAGATGTTTTTATATTGATATAAGAGTGCCAAAAATAACTTTATTTCATAGAATTATTTTAAGATTTAAATTATTCTTTTATAGATGAAAAAAAATTTAAATTCAGTAAAAATTGAAATCAGTGGTATTGTTTATAATTATCCAATAGACATACCTATTCCAAGAATTGGGGAAACTGTTTGTATAAATGAAGTTAGTGGAATTGTCAAAGATATATTTCACCAAATAAGAAGTAAAGAAATAAGCAAAAATATTGAAAAATATATTTATGTAGGTGTTTATATTCATACAAGATGATAGGTATTGATTTAAAACCGGAACTACAAGAGATGATCAGACTTATCAGTCAGAAGAATATGTATTCCGGCAATAAGATCAGTGATTCGATTATGAAGATGTTTCAGATTGAAATAACAGAATTGTATGATGGAATACTGGTTCCGTATTGGTTAGGTGTATTACAGCGCGGACGTGGCCCCCGGAAAAGCAATGTCGATACCGGACTTGTTAAAAAGATTTATCGATGGATGGAAAAACATAATATGTTCAAGTCTGGGACTGCAAAAGGTAAACTGGCAGAAGCAAGATATATGACCTGGTATATTAATCATTTCGGTAATAAACAATTTCGTAATAAAGTTTTTATAGATGTCTATGAATCAGTAAGAAAACAGACTATTGAAAAGATTAACAAGAAATTTGGTGATAAGATTAATAAAATAACAATGGATGTGATATGATGCAATTAATAGGAACGCCGGAATATCCTGATCCTGCTGATCCTTCGGTAATTGGCCGATGGCTGGCAACAGAAAGTCCTAATAACTTTCAGCTTTGCAGAAGAGATTGGGAAGTTTCAACCTTTGATGCTTCCGGGACATATCTGGAGGTAACTCTTGCTTCAGTATTTACCGGGCAAGTAGGTGACGACATCGCAGTATTCGACGAAACGACTAACTCAATGTACGTTGGGACGGTTGCAGCGATAACCCTTCCGGCAGCAGTAGTTTTAACATTAGATATATTTAGTGTTGCAGGTATGTTAATTACCTATCTCAATAATAATACTTTACGATCAAACTACTATTTTGAAGGCAGGTTAACAATTAACGGGGTTATTCAACCTTTAACAATAATTGCTTCACCTGATAGTTTTGGATATGCGGACTTGGATGTTTCAGGAATATTAAGGATCACTACTGCACTCGGTAAGATAGGTAATTATTCGACTACAATAATGAGTGAGACGAATAAATCAGGCAGTTTCAGGTTTGAGTATAGCGAATGTTGGTACGGCACTACAAAGATCACTAATCCTTATACAATGGAACCAAATACCTGGTATTATGGTGAATGTGTAAGAAGTGAAGAACAGGGATCGAACCTGCATGATTATGTCATTGATTCACTTAATGATGCGCCGTTTCTAAATTCATTTGAACAACCTGTTTATTTCAAAGGATTGCCATTTGATTTATCGTTTATCCTTCCGCAACTTGTTACTCTGAGTCCGGGAATAAATCTGGAAATAACAATATCACAATATGATGCAAGTAATACTTTATTGTATAGCGATCTTATTTATGTCGATACAGATACACTGGAAGGATTCATTAATTCGTTATGGATCGATCCGGCTTTGATAGATGAACATGCAGCCTATCTGACTGCTGAGATATACGTACCGTGATGGGATGGGGAATAGGCATATACGATCTTGCCCGCATCCTTGTTAAAAAGCCATGTAAGGGATATTATTTGCGTTGGTACTATAATGGTTATCATTACTGGTTCTTTCTTCCAGGTACATTATCTGTGCGAACAGAAGGGGAAAAATACAGGACCATTGGCACCAGGGATGTGAAGATGGGATCAGGTCAAATCACTCTGGGCCAATGCAGGGGCATAAGAACAATAATGAATACTCGTGAAGTATCACTCTATACCGTTGACGGATGGATGAATATTCGTATTGAACCGGGAACTTTAGTTGTATATGGAAATCAAGTCGATGGATATGAGATTGAGATAACAGCAGTTTTGGGAAGTAAATATATATCTTACACGACGGGATACAGTCCGACTGTATTTATCCCAGATGTACCTCCGATTCCTTATGTACCACCGCCAGTTATTCCTCCGACAATATTATGTGATCTTGATGATAATATTTACACAACCATAATAGTAGGAACACAAGAATGGACTATTGAAAACTTTAAATGTACTAAATATTCCGATGGTTCATCTATTATTAATATAATATTGGATGCAGCATGGTCTGCAGATGTAACAGGTGCTTACTGTTGGTATAATAATTCTATAACATATAAGGTCCCTTATGGTGCTTTATATAACTGGTATGCAGTAACAAATGTGAAAGGACTTGTTTATCTTGAAAGAGGAGGCATACAAGAATTGGGATGGCGCATACCTACTGATACAGATATTAATACTCTTATAACATTTTTAGGAGGCAGTACTGTAGCAGGCGGGAAATTAAAAGAAGTTGGGGTAACGCATTGGGATACTCCTAATACCGGAGCAAGTAATTCTTCTGGATTTACCGGATTACCTGGAGGGTATAGATTTGTAGGTGGCTTTTATAACATAGGTAGTAGTAGTATGCATATGAGTAGTGTACCATTCGGAAGTAGGACATATGGATTAACATTGGGATATAACTCATCCGGAGCAGTTTTGGATGATTATCATATATTAGTCGGATGTAGTGTACGTTTAGTAAGAGATTTACCATGATAGAAATATTTAAAATATCGCTTATCGCTTATATGTTCTGTACTTTAGGGCAAAAACGAATGATCTTTTATTTCTATCAGAAGCAAATACACAGATTACCGGATTGGTTATGCAAACCTTTGGGCGGTTGTTATAAGTGTTTTACAGGTCAGGTTTGTTTATGGTATTTTATTTTTACAAAGCCTTTTAATATTGTTGAATTTTTATTTTTTGTTTCTGCAGGGATATTTTCGGCAATGATTTATAATAAAATTTACTATTACCTGAAATGATTATAGGTGCAATAAGAATACCGATTTCGCGATGCATTGGAGGTGTATATCTTCGGTGGTGGTTTAATGGTTGGCATTATTTCAATTTTGTCAACGGATATGAGATCTCTATGAAAACCGAAAACATGGATATTCAGGTTACAAAGATGTTTTCTGCCATATCGAAGATCGAAAGACCAACAAGACTGAAAGCCGAATATTCATATCAGATAGTACTCGAGGGGATCACTTCCCAAAATATTGAAGGATTCGCCGGGTTACTTATGGCCGAGAAAGTTGAACAATACGAGGTTATACTTGGTACTCTATTGACTGCTGGCGGACTGACAATAACTATTGATAATACTATTATAACAGTCGATAGTACAATAACTGTTGATAGCATGATGACAACCGGTGGCGGGACTGTTGTCGGGAAATGGTATGAAGTAGAGGTAACACGTGGAGGGCATATAATCAGGGAAGAGAATACACCGGGATATATTTTGAATTTTGAGATCACAAGGAAAGAACTACCGAACACCCCGGCTGTCTATCTAAAGACTTTGAAACTTTATTTAGGCGATACGCTTTGTGATCTTGATACTGATGAGGTCATACCGATCAATAAGCAGACAAATGATATTGCAGAGATGCAGGATAGGCAGTCAGACTTTACGGCACAGTTTAAGATAAGGAAAACCCGGGTTATGCGGGCCTTATTCGAGTTATCTGGTGAAGTCGGAGCAAATACTACATTTCCTTTTGAGAAACAGGAATGTCGTTTGATACAGGATAATATTGAAGTTATTACCGGGGGATCGATGATACTTGACAGAGTTGATGATCAGTATTATTATGTTAGTATTTATTCTGGTAGCCTGAATTTTTTTAAAGAAATCAATAATCTGAAGTTGGTTGATCTTCATTTAGCAACTACCGATCATCGATGGGAAGCATCTATACAGGCGGCAAGCAATATCGCTAATCTGGATTATATCTATCCTCTTTGTGAACCTTCTGATGATTCAGCAATGTGTCCCATGACAGACGACGGTGACAGGATTGAGTTATTCGGCGGATGGATCTGGCCATTCATTAAGGTAAAGGCAATATGGGATGAGATTTTTATCCATGCAGGATTTATTTGTGAAGGTAATATACTTACAGATGACAGATTTTTAAATCTCTTTATGCCTATCACGAATCTTAAAATCACTAAAGCATATACCGACAAATATCTTTATTCAGTTTATTGGGGAGGTGCGAAAGGTGCTATTAATAATGAACAACTTGCTTTCCCTGGTGCCTCGTTGATTAATGGAACTGAGAATTTCAGGATAGGTTATTATTATGTACCTTTTACGGCAAGTTATAAAATTCAGATTAGCGTGATAGTTCTCGGTGCTGCACCTACAATTGAATTATATAACTATGCTGCCTTTGTTGGTAATCTTAATGTTGTCTCATGGGGGATAGGACTTATTATATATGAGATTGAATATGCCGGGACGGCTGTTGATCGACTTACATTCCTTACGACGGCTGCTTATTATTATTATTATTCTGTTTCAATAACAGAGATTAATAATGCTAAAATTGGTTTTGGCTCTGCTGTTACGATAACCCCACGCCTTCATCTTCCGGATATGACACAAACGGAATTTATAAAAACTATCTGTAATATGTTTGGGTTAATACCTGAAGTGAATCCACGAGACAGAAAGATTAAATTTTGGAATTACTTGGAACTATATGATAATATTGCCATTGCCAGGAATTGGAGTGCTTATCTTTCTGAGCGTGAAGATGAAACAGAATTTAAATTTGGTGACTATGCTCAAAGCAATTATCTGAAATACAAAGAGTCAGACGACGTTATTAAGGATAATGGTAAAGGAACTATGTTGATTAAAGATGAGACACTACCTGAAGAGAAAGACGTTATAGAATTGTCTGTTTCAACATGCGACGAGGTGCAGGTATTTAATTCAAACCCGATAGATCCAGTAGGTGAAAATATTTCCCGTATCGCTTTCAATGACTGGTATGATGATACTGGCACATGGAAGCAGAATGATTCAATAGATGCAAGAATTGTATTTATCAGGGAGACTAAGGAATTATTAACAAGCCCAAGTTATCATAAGAGTTTTGGAATACGTGATACTCTTGTTGGCGGTATTTCGTATGATACACCCGCCGGAATTAATCCAAAGATTGCAACTTCTATCGATGTATCCTTTAGTAATCTGATGCCTAATTATGCAGGACTTTCCCGTATGCTTACCAAGACTAATCTTCGTAGAGCAAAATTTAACTTACCTGTTTACGAAGTGGCAGGATTGAAACATTATATTCCAATCTATTTGAGTCAATATAAAGCGTATTTTTACGTCAACAAAATTAATAACTATGTTCCGGGTAAACTTTGTATGATCGATTTAATAAAATTATAATGGCAGACGAGAAAAAAACATATCTAATCAATATTGAGAGCAACCTCAAAAAATATGCTGATGACGCAGTTGAGGCTAAAAAAAGAGCTGATGAATTGAAAAGTTCATTAGAATCTTTAAAAAAGGCTGGTGCAACTCCTGCTGAAATTGAAGCTGTTAATGCTGCTTATAAAAATGCAAATGCTGAATATACGAAAGCACAGAAATTGGCTCAGATAGCAGCAGCAGCAATCAGTTCAGAAACAGGTAGCCGAAAGCAACTTGGTGAAATACTTAAACTTCAACAATATGAATTAGGTAAGTTAGGCAATGCAATGATAAAGGATGCACAAGGAATTTTAAGAATGAATCCTTTATATATTGAACAAGCAAAGAGAGTTAAAGAAACAAGTGATGTTATTCAGAAATATGATAAAACACTGGGAGACGGAAGATCAAGTATTGGACTTTATAGTGAGGCTATTGAAAGTGCAATGGGTAAATTTTCAGCATTACCTGGACCGATAGGCAGGGCCGCATCAGCAGTACAGGGATTCGGAACACAACTTAAAGCATTGCTTTTAAATCCAATAATGTTACTTATAGCTGGCATTACATTAGCTTTTGCCGGACTTTATAAAGTATTTGTCTCAACAGCAGAAGGAGCGGGAGTTGTTAAAGATGCTTGGGCGGGATTAAGAGCGCAAGCAAATGTATTAAGAGATAGAGTAATTTCTTTGATAGATAGTGTTCATCAGTTATTTACAGGGGACATGGAGGCTGCTGCTATCTCTTATGCCAAAGCAATTGATTTGGGCGGAGAATCTATGAAAAAGGCCACTAATGCTGCAATAGAATTATCTAAACAACAAAGAGAATTGAATAAACAATTAGCATTTCATATATCTGAAGAGGCTAATGAAAATTTAGAGATACAAAAATATTTATTTTTATCAAAAGATAAAGCATTAATGGATCAGGAAAGAATTGATATGCTTCAAAAATCTCTTGATCTTATGAAAGAACAAGGAATTAAAGCAGCAGATTTTGCAAAAGAACAATTCCGCATAGATTCTGAAAATGCAGTATTGAAGGCAAAACAATCAGGGGTATCAGCAGAAGTATTAAGAAATTGGATAGCACTTAATCAGGAAGAGCAACAGGCTGCTTTGGAAGGATCAAAACAATTGCAAGACTTATATAATAGACTTGGAGGTGCAGCAGCCATTGCAGCACTTGAAACATCCTATGCTAAAATAACTGAAGCAAATACAAAACTTTTTGAACAAGGTAAGCGTGCAAATAGTCAAATGAGTACTCTTGTTCAAAGTATAGCAGATGACAATTTAAAATATTGGGAAGATAGATGGAAAATAGCTGAAGATTTAAATGCAAGCAGAGCAAAAAAAGCAGAAGAGAGAATTGCAAAAGCGAAAAAGGAAAGAGAAGAAGCCGAAAAGGAAATGGCAAAAGCCAAATCGGTATTGACAAAAGAACTTGAAGATTATAGAAAATATTTGGATGAGAAACGATTATTGGAAGTTGAAGCCGATGCAAAAAGAAAACAGGATAGACTTGATTATCAGGAATGGTTAAATGAAAGAGAATTAATCAATCAGGATAATCTTTTACAGATCAGGCAAAGCAATAATGAATATACCTTTTCAATTCAGCGGGAACAATTAAGATTACAGCAGCAGGAGGAGATTGCCAATGCAATAAAAACCGGGGCAGATATTAATATCATAAAAGGGAAATATTCAGCAGCTCAAAGAGAGATTGATAAAGCCGAGGCATATGCTAAACTTGAACTTTATTCTGATTTTGCCGGTAATCTTGCTATCATCTTCGGGCAAAGTACAGCACTCGGGAAAGCGGCAGCCATTGCACAAACAACTATTAGTACTTATGCGGCAGCACAAAAGGCTTATGAATCAGTTATTGAAGTTCCAGTTATTGGTCCTGTTCTGGCAGTTGTGGCGGCGGCGGCAGCAGTTGCAGCAGGTATAGCAAATGTTAAGAAGATACTTGCAGTTAAATCTGGTCTGCCAGGGGATTCCGGGGGTAGTGCCTCAATGCCAACAGCAATAACCTCAATGCCGGTAGCGCAAAGGGTATTTGCCAATCAGGTAGAATCTTCGGTACTTACACAGCCGCAATTAACACAATCGCAATTAAATACTTTTCCTCAACAGAATCTCTTGACGGCTGAAGATATTGCAAATGCTCTAAGGAATATGCCGGCACCAATCGTAACTGTTGAAGATATTAACGCAAAAGCAGCAAGTAAAAGGAAAGTGGAGGTCCGGGCAAATATATGAACCGTTTTCAATATATCAATCAGAACATTGCCAGGATAAAGGTTGATGTCAGAATAGGGATAACATCTTCATATATTTTAAGGCATTTTGAGGTTTATTCCCGATATGATTATTATCGGAGACTTGGTCATAATGTGCGATCATCTGCAATGTATGCCGGTGATGACTTCAGAATAAATGAAACCTATGTATTTAAGATTAAAAAATTCATGGAAACTATAATATGAAAGTATTAATCATTAATTTTAATCGGCTGATACTACCTGTAAGAATGGCCAACTGGCTTGCAGAACGTGGTTGTGAGCCTATTTTTATAGATAATAATTCTACTTATCCACCTCTATTTGAATATTATAAACATTGTCCTTATTGTGTTGTAATGTCGAATATGAATTGCGGTCATCTGGTTGTCTGGGAACAAGGTATTTTAAAAAAATTAGGTATAGAAGGGAATTATATTGTTACTGATCCCGACTTAGATCTGACAAATATCCCTGATAACTTTCTTGAAGTTTTGGAAGAAGGATTAAGAAGATATCCGGAATTTGATAAATGCGGGTTTTCATTAGAGATAAATGATCTTCCAGATATTGATTCGGCAAAGATTGTCTTAGGTGTCGAAAATAATTACTGGAGAAATCCACTTGATAAAGAATATTTTGCTGCCAGCATAGATACTACATTTGCATTATATAAAGTAAATTTCTTTTCAATGAATGCTATTAGGACAAACCGTCCTTATACTGCAAGGCACGTGACGTGGTATTACGATCATATAAAAGATTTGCCTGCCGACGAACAATATTATTCTAATACTGCAAATCAAAGTTCCAGTGGAAATGCAAGGATAAGAAGATGATAAGTATTGTTATGGCATATTATAATCGTCAGTACCAGTTGACAAAAACGCTGGAATCTCTGAAACAATATGATCCGAAAGATTTTAACGTTGTTATTGTTGACGATTGTAGTACGGAAGATGTTGTAATTCAAGTATTACCTTATGAAGTTAGTGTAATTAAATATAGAGAAAAAAAATACCCAAATTCTGCACATATCTACAATACCGGATTTAACTATGCTTTGTTAAAGAAACCTGAAATTATTTTGATCCAGAATGCGGAATGTTATCACGTTGGGGATGTTTTGGGATATGCTAAAAATGTCACTGATGAAAACTATATTACATTTGGCTGTTTCAGTATCGATGAAGCATTGACTTTTAAGGAAAATAATATCGATGATCTCTTATTGAAAAATGCTAATGGCGTTACAGATATTGCAGGTGCTACTTATGATGGGCAAACCGGATGGTATAATCATCCCATCTATCAACCTACTGCACTGCATTTCTGTTCTGTTATAACAACTAAAAATTTAATTGAGATAAATGGTTTTGATGAGCGGTACTGTCAAGGCATAGCCTATGAAGACAATTATTTCCTTCAACAGATTAAAAACCTGGGATTAAAAGTTGAAATAACTGAAAAACCTTTTGTTGTTCATCAATGGCATTATTATAAGAATCTTATACCTGCTAACAAAAATGAGTTAATGGAAAGGAACCGTGTATTACACTGGTCACTGATGCCAAACGGGATCAGGGCAGTACATAAATTAACACCTGATCTTCAATGAAAGAAATTTTTACGAAGATATACAATGATAATATCTGGGGATCAAAGGAGACTGCCAGCGGCACCGGATCAGAATTAAATGCCACAATACCATTAAGGTTACGACTTCCAATTTTATTTAAGAAATACAATATCAGAACAATACTTGATGTTGGTTGTGGCGATTGTAATTGGATAAGCAAAACAATTTATGACTTTGATTATTATTTAGGTATCGATATCGTTGATGAAATAATTGCTAAAAATAATAAACTTTATAAAAGTGATAAAGTAGAATTTAAACAAGGTAATGTCTGCGATATAAATTTTGATAAATTTGATGTTGTTATAATCGCTGATGTGTTAGCTCATCTTTCATTTAGCGATATTTTAAGAGCATTAGAGAAAATAAAAAAGGTCAAATATGTTTTTATAACAAATTACCCTACTTTCGCAGCGAATTTTGATATTGAAACAGGTTCATGGAGGCCGGTAAATTTCCTGATCGAACCATTTAATTTTAAAAAGCCTATTGAGACAATTGATTATAATGATCTATATGATATAAAGTTAAGACAATGTAACGACAAAACATTATCATTATGGAATGGCATTTAAGTGTACCGAAAATTGTTCATTTTGGTTGGGGAGAAACTTTATTGCCTTATCTTCGATTATTATCTATCAAGTCATTTATGAGATATAATCCTGACTGGCAGGTCATTCTTTGGATGCCTGTCATCCCAGGAGCGGTTGTTACATGGGAAAAGGGAGGCGCACTTGATTATAAACTTTCATGCAAAAATTACATTGATGAATTGATGGACTTACCTATAAAAAGAACATATTTCGATATTTCTCAATATGGATTTAACAATTTAATTTCCGAAGTTCATAAATCTGATTTTTTAAGATTGGTATTACTTGGTACTTATGGTGGTGTCTGGGCTGATATGGATATTTTATTTTTCAAACCTATGACTGATTTATTAGTTAATATACTGGAAAACAAAGATAAAGAATCATTTGTCTGTCATTCGCATTATGGATATACAAATGCATTTATGATGTCAACTGAAGAAAATAAGTTATTTAATAATCTCGCAGCGGCAGCAAAAAATAATTTTAATCCCTCAGAACATCAATGTCTTGGGCTGGATTTGTTTAATAAATATTATCGGGAATTAAAAATGATGGGACCATTGGCGATTAATATTGGCATGGATGCTGTTATGATGCATGATATAATTCATATCGAAGATATTTATAATGGATCGAAGGCCAGATTTACTGAAGGTTCAATAGGCATGCACTGGTATGCAGGGCATCAGTTGTCAGGTAAGTTTTTAAGAGAAACAGATGGAGGGTTGAGAAATCTTCCGGATAATATTCTGGGTAATTTAATACGAAATGAGAGTCCTGCTTATTAATCCCTGGTTACCGGAAGTATTCCCGTCACCTGCTATTGGCTATTTACAGGCAGCATTAAACCATTGGAAAGTTGATGTTGTGGCAAAAGACCTGAATGAAGCAATGGCAGATAAGGAGGATTATGATTTAGTCGGGGTGTCGTTTCATAGTTTTTCCGTTAAATATGCCAGACAGATCAGGGATAAGTTCAAAGGAAAATTGATTTGCGGGGGTCATCACTCATCGGCTATGCCTGATCAGATGCTTTCAATAGGTTACGATCAGGTAGTTATTGGAGAAGGGGAAAACGCTATCATTGATATTATTCAGGGTAACAGCGAAAAGATAATTAAGGATTGTGATCATAAATATTTCTTTGGCATCAACGAGATTCCATTTCCGGATTATACAGGATTAGGATCAACAGGGGAATATGGATTTGCAATAATATCAAGTAGGGGTTGTCCTTTTAATTGTAATTTTTGCGCCTCATCATTATTCTGGGATAGGAAATGGAAAGGAAGAAACTCATATAATATTCTCAAAGAGATAGAATTAAATATCGAACAATATGGAATTAAAATTTTTATGTTTGAAGATGATAACTTTACATTAGATAAAAATAGAGTTATAGAGATTTGTGAATCAATAAAGGATTTACAACTTGTCTGGCAATGTGCTTCACGTGCGGATACTTTGAATGATGACAATATATGCAGGTCTTTAGTCGGTTCTGGTTGTCATAAAATTTGGTTAGGCATAGAATCTCTTTCTGAAGATAGTTTGCTCAGGATGGGGAAAAGAATTGAAATAAAGGATATATTAAGCGGAATAGAGAATGCAGACAGATTCGGTTTGCAGACAATATCTCAATTCATTGTCGGATTTCCCGGAGATATGGAAGATGATATAATGACAACAGTAAAAAATATTAAACTTAGTCATATAAATAAAAAGTCAATTCAGATTGCATGGATCATTCCTGGTACGGAGATTTATAATAAAGCAAAAGAATATGGTTTTAATGATGATGTTTATCTGGAATCGGGTGCGCCATATTATACTTATGAGAATGATATTGATACTTTAAGAAGGTGGTCTAATTTAATATCGAACGCATGATTGTCTTAATTACTCCAACAGGGGGACGTCCGGATCAGATAAGTATTTGTTCGCATTTGATGCATAAGCAGACATACCAGGGAAAGGTTGTCTGGATAATTGTCGATGATTGTATTCCTCAGACGACTGATTTTATAAATGTTGATTTTCGGGAGAACTGGACTATTATAAAAATATACCCTATACCTTCCTGGTCGTCAGGACAAAATACTCAGGCCAGAAATATATTAGTCGGCATAAATACACTCCTTGCCAGTTATCCGAAAGAAGAGATTGAAGCGATCTTTATAATTGAAGATGACGACTATTATAAACCGGTATATCTGCAAAGGATGACAGAACAATTAAAAGGATTTGATATTGCAGGAGAGATAAATACAATTTATTATAATGTTGTGCACCGGGTTCATGTCACAAATGGTAATAATAAACATGCAAGTTTATTTCAGACAGTTTTTACAGTTGCAGCAATACCGCATCTTGAAAGTAGTTATTGGCATCAGTTTATAGATTGTCAACTTTGGGAAAAGGTACAGAATAAAAATCTATTCAGAGAAAATAATCTGGCAATTGGAATAAAAGGTATGCCGGGAAGGTACGGGATAGGTGCAGGACATTCAAAATGGTTTAGTAATCATATAGATAGGAACTTAAATTATTTAACATCAATAATTGGGGAAGATGCAAAACTCTATGCAGGATATTACAGGGATAGTCGTCAGTCACACGTTCCGTTCTTTACTACAAAACGCTTATGAATCTGTCAGACAGTTTCATCCTGATATGCAAATAATCATAATCGACGGTTCCCCGGCCGGTAGTGAGTGCTATAAATATATAAGCAGTCTTTCATCAAATATCACAACCGTCGGTGTATGTGGTTATAACATAGGTCACGGGCGTGGCATGGATGCGGGCATACGCATGGTGAAAACAAAGTTTGCTTTGATCTTCGATTCAGATATTACAATGTTGAAGAGTCCTGTAGAACAGATGTTAGCAATGATGGAGGTTGATACCTATGGCGTTGGTTATCTGGAAAAAACTGGTCATGACGGATTTGAATATGGTGTACATCCTCACATCGAGGGAATGATGTATATGTTACATCCATATTTTCAACTTTTACAGGTATCAGAATATTTCAAGTTTCACCCGTATGTTCATCATGGCGCACCTTGCTACCTGGCTGCACTCGATATTCACAAACGTGGACTGACAAGTAAGATCATAAAAGAATTCTCGGGATTAGGACACTCATCAGGTCAGGGGATGGGGTGGAAAGGCGAACCACGGGAATATATACAGCATGATCCTGGCGGGACGCGTTATGCAAGAAAAAGAATAGGTAAATCTGAAATAGAAGGACCGTGGGATTACGGTAATGGTACAAATGAGACGAGTCGCAGTGTTAGGACTGGGGGATTCTTTAAAAGAGTTTAATCCGGCAGATTTTGAAATGTCTATCGGTGTTAATGATATATGGCGGTATCATAAAAGTGAAGTCGTTGTATGTCTTGATCCTAGAAAAAACTTTACCAGGGATCGTATGCAGGTTATTGACAGTTGTACGCCGAAAGCCTTTTACAGCCAGATGGAGACCTATAAAAAGAGGCCGGATTTTTTTCTGATTGAGATATTAAATAGTTATCCGGAAGTCACATGCGATCTGTCATTGTATAAATTTCAAAGGTCTTATTGCAGTCCATTTATCGCCGTGCAGATCGCTTTTCGTTGGTACGATACGAAAGATATTCATTTGTTTGGCATTGATATGATTAATCATCCGAAGTTAGATAAAAGACTTTGCGAAAAGATTAAGGTTCATTTTATCAATCTGAAGAAGGCACTCGCGGAATACGGATGTACTCTGACAATTCATGGGCAAGGAATCCTGAAAGATATTTGATAATATTTTGCTGTCTATTTGAGTGCAGCAGAAAATCCATGTAAGAGGTTTACTTTTGGCACATGGATAATGCTATTTTAAAAATCTATGGTGACATAGGTGAACCGGATAAGATGATGGAGGTATTCGGTATCTCTGATGAGAGTACCACATCAGTAAAAATGGTATCTCAATTTCTTGAAGAGCATAAAGATTCAACTTCGATAACGGTAAAGATCAATTCCCGGGGTGGTGACGTCCAAGAAGGCTGGGGAATATATGATCTTCTTACAAACTCCGGAAAGAAAATCAAAACTATCGGTGAATCTAAAGTTTATTCTATTGCTACTATTGTATTTCTTGCCGGTACTGAACGTGAAATGTTTGCAAATGCGGACGGTTTAATTCATAATCCTTATATCCCTCCTTATACTCTTGCTGATGCTTATGAAGCTGATGACCTTACTAAGTTAGCTGAAGGATTGGCACAGGAAGAAGAAAAGATTTTAAATTTCTATGCTGAAAGGACTGGTGCCGACAAAGCGAAGTTAGCTGAATATATGGCAGCCGATACTAAACTTTCTGCTGAAGATATGCTTTCACTTGGTTTTGCAACAAAAATAATCGAGTCGGTTATGGCTTTTGCTTATATTAAATCTAAAAATAAATTTAAGATGGACGAAAAAGATGTTAAAACATTTGGAGAAAAACTTGATGCTATTATAGCAAAAATATCAGGATTTTCCCGACTTCCTTCAAAAGATCAGACATTAACTGATAAGGACGGCAAGGAAGTTAAACTTGAAAAGGAGACAGGCGCACCGGCAGTTGGTGACAAAGCCAGTCCGGACGGGACTTATGTAATGGCTTCCGGTCAGAAAATCACAGTATCCGGTGGTGTTATTACAGAAATGACAAATGAAAAGTCAGAACTTGATTTGGCTAAAGAGAAGATTGCCGAACTTAAGGCAAAGGTTGCTTTAGCAGAAACAGAGAAGATTGCCGCAACGGCAGCAATAAAAGAGGCCGAAGCAGAAAAAACGAAAGCCGTTGCAATTACAGCAGAACTGACAGCACTCCGGAATACCTGGAAGCCCGCTGCAAGAGGTCAATTACTCAGAACTGAAAAGGATACAGGGGGAGTTGATAAAGCCCGGGTAAAGGAACTTTATGCATTAAACAATAAAAAACAATAATTATGGAAACATCTGAAAGGGGAACTGGTTCTCCTCATGAATGTCTGGAAGCGATTAACCTTCATCATCTTGCATTTAGTGCCGAAGAACTTCGGACTTTACGGGAATTAGTGGTTACTGCTGTCCTGGAAGCATCAGAATTAACTCAATTTCATACTCTTGTAACAGGGATAAAGAATGACAGGGAAATTGGCATTATACCCGGAACGTTTGGACTGGTAGGTCTGGCAGCTCAGGGTTGTAATCCTACACCTCAATGCTTACAATTGGAAGCCGTACCGAAACTATGGCACCCGCGTTACCTGGAGATAATCATTGATCAGTGCGTAACTGATGTATATGATTCCCTGGTAAGATATGCGCTTAACTGCGGCATTGATGTTTACAATCTTACCACGACTGATTATTTTGCTTTCATCCTTAGTATTCTTGTAAAAGATATTAAGAAAATGATTTTCAGAATGGCATGGTTTGGTCAGGAGGGTGTTTTAAACATTGCAAACGGCGGTATTATAACCAATGGTGTTGATGTTGGTTATTTCGATCTGTTTGACGGCTTCTGGATTCAGTTTGCCGATGTTGTTGCCCTGCATCCCGAGAGAAGGGTTACAATAGGTGAAAACGCCGGTCCGACTTATGCCGCTCAGAATGCTTATACCAATGCAAATGCTTTCGCAGATATAAATGCTGTTATCGATGCTGCCATTCCTGAACTGGCCATCCAGCCTGACAGGATTTTACTTGTAACACGTTCGGTGCAGCAAAGGATTCTGAGATACATGCAGGGACTTGGAATTGTTTACAATATTCAACTCATGTTCAATGGCGTTGAATCTTCAGTATGGGACGGTATCCCGATGTATTCTATTCCGTTATGGGATCAGATGATAGATGCTTATGAAGACAACCTGGTTATGCACAATAATCCTCACAGGATACTTTACACAACCAAGTCGAACCTGAATATCGGTATGGCTTGTACATCACTGTTTGAGAATGTTAATACTTTCTATGATCAAACAACTCGTCTGAATAGAATTGAGGCCGTTGACGCTTTCGATGCTAAGATAATCGATGACAGGTTGTTCCAGATCGGGATTTAATACTTACGACTATGACAATAGGATGTAATCAAATAGTCGCGTGTATCCTTAAGAACTGTGCGAATCTCGTACCAGGTATTAAGGATAAGGCATATTTCCTTAACTACGATTGTATAGATAAGGATAACAGCCATTTTGATCCTAATAATGCTCTATTGCTGACTTATCTTGCAATAAAGACAGCTACTCCACCCTGCTATGCATATTGTGTCGAGGGGTATAACTTCTCGAATGAACACAAAGTATCAATGGTAAAGAAAACTTACCAGAAGACCTGGGAGCATGGTTTTATATTCCGTATCTTTGATAATACACCCGAAGATAAGATATGGATCGAGAATCTGAAAGATAGTCGGTTTGTTGTTATTATTGAAAACGTCTATAATAAATTGGATGCTTCTCTGGGTGATGGGAGAACTGTATTTGAGGTCTTAGGCTGGGACTTTGGTCTTGAGCTTAATGCAGCAGAGCGTGATCCAAACTCAGATGAGATGCTTGGCGGTTGGCTTCTAACTGCCGGGTGTAGTGATAAGATGAAAGAATCATCTATCCCGTTGACGTTTTTTGATACTGATATTGCAACTACCCGTCAGGATATCGACGGATTACTAGCACCGTGTTGCCCTTAAAATAGTGCGGTTTAGCCGCCGCACTTTTTTATATGACATTAATTGAGGAAGTAGTTTCTTTTTCACGGGAATACATTAATTCTGTTAAAAGTCGTACTTCCGAGAGGAAAGAGAAAATCAGGGTTGTATATAAGGCATTAACCGGGGAAAATGTAAGAATATCCTGCGGAACATGTTACGTAGAAGCCTTATTAATAATTAATAATAGAATAAAAATGGGACCATGTAACTATTTATTAAAGAAAGGAGCCAGATTGACGGCTTTTGGTAATTACTCAAAAAATTGCACAAATCAGAATATCACTAATGAACTTGCAGAATGGCATTTGAGAATCAATCCCGGGTGCGCAAGACTCTTTGAACGGATGCCGGATAACGCACCTGTTAACCTTGCTAATGTTAAGTTAGTTGCACCTCCTGCAAATATAACAATCGTTCCCCCTGTAATTACGATCATACCGCCTGTTAAAAAAGAAGAAGTAAAACCGGAAGTTAAGGCGGAAGTAAAACTTCCCGGAGTAAAAAAAAGATCCAATAAACCTAAAAAATAATGAGAGTATCCGCTACTAAATCAGCACAAAGGGTCGAGCGGAACCAATATCTCACATCAAAAAAAATAAAGGGGTACGGTAAAGGCAATGATTATCCGCAAAAGATATTGGAGATCGTAAATGCATCCGGTACAGGCAAGGTCTGTATGGATATTTACGTTAAATTTATTGAAGGAGCAGGATTTACGGATCAGGTATTTTCTGATACTATTCTTAACACAAATGGAGAAAGGGCAAATGGTCTATTAAGAAAATTTGCTAAAGATCTAAAAGCATTCAATGGCTTTGCCTGTCTTGTTAAATATGATTATCGCGCATTACCTGTTGAATATTATAATATCCCTTTTGAGCATTGCCGTATTGAATTAAATCAGGATAAGAGTTATTCCGGCAGGATCGCTGTTCATCCGGACTGGACAAACATAACCGGAAAAGTATTTAACATGAATGATGTTAAATTTATCAAACGGTTTGATCCTTTAACAGTAGTAAGTGAGATAGTCGAAGCCGGAAGTCCTGAAAATTATCTGGGTCAGATTTTTTATTTCACTGCCGACGGAGACTTTGAATATCCTATTTGTCCTTTCGATCCTATTGTGACCGATATGCTTACTGAGGAAAGTGTCTCGACTGTTAAACATAGAAATGCAAAATATAACTTTCTGCCTGCCGGTGTTCTGGTACGTAAAGGTATTAAACCACGAACACTTGGTGACGGTACTATTGATAAAAGTGATAAATATAACCGTGAACAAACCGAGAGTAGAGAAAATATTACAAGAATGCAAGGTGATGAAAATGCCTCAAAGATTTGGGTTGTTGATATTGATTCTGATGAAGAAATACCTATTTTTATTGATTTTACAGCAAAGAACTATGATAGACAATATGAGGTAACAGAGAAAACAGTTCAGGAAAATATTGGTCGTATGTTTATGGTTCCACCTATTTTACGTGGAGTTGATATTGGTGCTGGTTTCGGAGCTGATTTAATGACCAATGCATATAATTTTATGAACTCTGTTACAGGGAACGAAAGAAGAATGTTAGAGGTTGCCTTTCGGGATCTATTGACATTTTATATTATTAAATTTACAGATTTCTCAGTCTTGCCATTGACTTATATTGGAACTCCGGCAACTAATACCGTAACACCATGATAGCATTAGTTTCAAAAACTGATCTGGATAATTATAAATATGTGGCTGATTCTGTTAAGAATTCAGTTACATGGCCTCAATTTGTATCTGAGGCTCAAATGTTGGATGTTAAGATTTGGCTTGGCGATGGATTACTTAATGAATTAATAACTCAGTCCCCATTATTTTCAGCAGATAACCTGATTTTACTTAATGGCGGAAGTTATGTTTATCAAGGGAATACATATCTTTTTCAAGGATTAAAAGCAGCAATAATCTATTATGCTTTCGGAAGGTTTACAAATCGTACAGCTTTCAACTATACTGCTGCAGGACTGGTAGTAAAAGACAGTGATCTTTCCACTCCGGTGTCGGATAAGATCATGCAACGACTTGAAACAGAGGCTCGTTTGACTGCTGATGCTATCAAATGCGAAGTTATTACGTTTCTTGACAGGAATTATCTTTTATACCCGCTTTGGATGAATCAGGCTTGCAGATGCGGGAGTTCATGCGACGGGAGAATTACATTCACAGTTATCGGAGATTAACTTATACTTAAAATTATGACAATACCAGTAAGACCATTTTTAGTCGTTATAAAAAGCAATCTTCTCAATCTCACTGCAAACGGAGATTATGAAGATGAAAGAGGATTTTATATCAGAGCCGGAGTAACAGGCAATATTAAATATTGTCCTTTACAAAACGAGGATGCTGATGCGATAACAAAGAATTTCACAGCATCAGATATTTTTATTGATCCGGAATTTTGTCGTAAAATATTCCAGACCGGGACGACTGCAACAAGTATTTATGTTGGTTATGGATTATAATATGAGAAAATTACTCATTTTATTATTATTGATTTTGGTAGGATGTCAGAAGATGCCTATCTATGTCTCAAGACCAAGAACTATTTCTGTAATTAATGTCGGTACTGCCCCTAATTCCGGCAATGGAGATCCTCTTCGTACCACCATGATTAAGGTTAATTCCAATTTTGTTTACCATGATGTTGAGATAGGTTTACGGGCACCGATTAATAATCCTGTATTCACAGGTACAATAACAACGCCTTCACTGACTTTAGGTGCAGAAAAATTCACGGGTACTAAGATAGGTGTTGAGGGTGCTGATTCAACTAAGGGTGGTTCTAGGCATTATGTTCCCTGGTCAGCATTGGAAGGTTTTTCAGGTGGTGGATCAGGTGTTGCAGCAGAGACACTTGAATTTTTGGTAGGGGATGTTGGCGCACCTCAAAATGGGGATGCTACTTTAACTCATACTCATTTTGTAGGTAAACATGTTGAAGTTTATCGGGAAAATGGATTACAAAAATTAATTCCTGCCGGTGTTACAACTGACGGATATACATTTAATGATCAGACAGGGACAATAACATTTGTACCAGTACTTGCAACAGGAGAACAAATATTTGTAAAGGTTACAGATCCTATTTATTGGACCTCACTTGTTCTTGAAGGCGGTGGCGGTGGCGGGGCATCTTCTTTACTCACTAATCTTGTAGCTAATTGGGAACTGAATGAGACAATGGGAGCAACGGTAACAGATGAAATATCAGATTATGTCGGTACAACTTCCGGTGCAACCGGCCAGGCAGGTTATTTTGGCTATGGAGTAAGATTTTTAGGCACTCAGGCATTAACGGTTCCTTACACTGCTGCTATTCGTCCACAAGGTACTACTTATTCAGTTTCTTTGTGGTTCAGGATAACGGAGTTACCTTCAGTTCATGGACATTATTATGATTTGTTTATTCAAAAACACGATGCGGCACCTTACGAAAGTTTTAGGCTTTACATCGAGAATGCTGCAAATAAATTATATTTCTACGCTAATAATAGCATCGGAGGCACTTATTATACTGCTGGTCCTGCTGTTAATATTAATACATGGTATAATGTTGTGATACTTTTCCGGGGTAATGGGCAAACGACTCTTTTATATGTTAATGGAGTTGATGCGAGTGGTGTATCTGATGCTTTTTCGGGTACAATCCTGGCTGCAAATTCTATTATAAGTATTGGTAATGACTATAATGGTGGTGCAACGGGCATGATTGGAACTATTGATTGTCCCCGAATTTGGACAAAGACATTAACGTCAGCCGAAATAACAATATTACAAACTAAAACTTGGCCATTTAATTAAACGATATGAAAAAGATATTTATAATTTTTCTTTTATGGCTTTTTGCAATAACAATTTTCGGACAAAATGATAATGTACGAATGGTTGTTAATAAGAGCGATAGTACAATTTCATTTTTTAATGGATTTATACCATTAAGGATTCGTGCTTATACTGGTGAACCAATAGTTGTTGGAGATCATTATGTTGCTACAATCGGAAATGATAACAATCCCGGGACATTAACTGAACCCTGGGGTACATGGCAGAAGGGATTTGATAATACAGCAGCAGGAGAAACAACATATATCAGGGGAGGTACTTATCCTTCTCCTAATCCTGCTAATGCAGCAGGTGTATATGTTAATAACGTGGATGGTTCAGCAGGAAATTTAAGATCAATAATAGCATATCCGGGGGAAATACCTATTCTAGATTTAAGTAACTGTACTGTGTCGGGAGTTCCGCTTTTCGGTATTCATATGACAGATTGCGATTACTGGTATCTTAAAGGATTAAAAATAACAGGAGTACAACAAAATGCAGGTCAACAATCATCAGGTGTTGAATTACAACGTTGTAATAACAATATTCTTGAACAAGTAGATAGTTATAATAATCATGCTTGTGGTATGGTATTATATGGTACTTATCCTGCCGGTGGAGTATGTACCGGTAATCTATATCTTAATTGTGATCTATATAATAATGATGATCCTGATGCTTATAATAACGGTAATGGTTTCACAATGGTATATATTTCAGCAGGAACAACTAACACAATACGAGGATGTAGAGCATGGAATAATCAGGGGGGTGAAGGATTTGGTATCTGGTCAAACGAGGGTTATGTTGCTATTGATTCTTGCTGGTCGTTTAATAATACGGGTAATCCGGGAGATGGTAATGGATTTGAACTCGGGTTGACTTATAATCCTGTTGCTGGTACTAAAAGATATGTCACAAATAGTATTTCAGTAGGTAATGAAGAATATGGCTTCTCTGAATCCAATGCTGATCTTATCATGGAACTTTATAATAATTTGGCTACTGGTAATGGTGCCGGATATTCTTTTGGTGGTAGTAATCCTGATAAACTTCATATAATTAAAAATAATGTTGATTATGGTAATACGGGAGCTTCTGGATGGAATGCTTCTTATATACATAGTAATAATAGTTGGGACTCTGGTGTTACGGCATCTGCTGCCGATTTTGTAAGTGTGGACGTTACACAACTAGATAATCCAAGACATTCAAACGGTAACCTGCCGGATATAACTTGTTTTTGGCCAGTAACAGGTTCCGATCTAATAGATGCCGGTACTGATGTGGGAATAGCTTATGTAGGTGCCAATCCTGATATTGGGGTGTTTGAATATGACGGTTTATTAGCACTTTTGATTGAAGGTGTAACAACTAATAATGCCGAAACAGGATATTGGGAAGGCATCAGTATAGCAAGATCGGTTCCAACAGCATTGTCTTTTCTTAATAATTCCGTTACTTCTGTTAATACCACTGGTTATATGGTGCCAGTAGGAGACGATGAAGAGAGGGAATTTAATAATAATCTCAATGGAGCCATAATAACGGGTAATAAACTTACTTGGAATGGTACGGGATCATCAGGTACTCATGGTCTAGCTATTGGTTATAATATAAATCAAGATGTAAAATATAATTATTTTGATAAAACACCAATAGGAATAGTATTCAAGTCTGGTACTATTGCGGGAGTTAATATGACAAATACTTCTGGTGGTGCGGCATATAATATTTTCAAAGATCCAAAAATTGTTGGTTTATTGGTAAAAGGAATAAATGGTACACAGATTTATAATAATACATTTTATTCAAGTCTTTCGACAACTGAAACGTTACTGGTTATTCAGGAGAATCCATATTCTTCGCCTACTGTTGGGGCAACCGGGACAAAAATTTATAATAATATTTTTTATTCAGTTTATGCAATAGAGGATATTTATGTAATGGCTAATTGTGTGACTGGTTTTGAAAGTGATTATAATATTTTTTATTGTGAAGGTGGTAATCCTAAATTTAATCTTGGTGGGGTTGTTCATACATTAGCTGAGTGGCAGGGTCATGGATATGATACTCATTCCGTTGTTGTTGATCCTGATTTTATAAATACAACTGCTTTTGTTCCGACATCCAGATTAGATTATGGTACTAATCTCGGTGCAACATGGCAGACAGGTCTTTCAACAACAGCTGTATGGACGGTAGGAGTGGCACCTGCGACACATAATCAGGATGCTACATGGCAGGTAGGTGCTCGAACTTATTAAAAATAAAGATATGAAAAAGATGAAACTGATTATTGGACTTTTATTAATTACCCTGTTAACTTATTGTCAGGATGATAAGACATTTACTAAACCTGTTACATTTACAGTTCCTCCTACATTTTCAGGTGGTTTTTATTTAAATGGGATATTATATTTGAATATGCCTTCAGGTGGTGTTGCAGACTGGAATACACTACTCAATAAACCTTTGACATTTCCGGCAACAACTCACAACCATGATCTGTTATATAGATCAATTAGTTATGTACCGACTTGGGCGGAAATAACTGGCAAACCGACAACTTTCACACCTGCTGCACATAATCACGACTTGCTTTATAAACTTATTTCCTATGTCCCTACCTATGCAGAGATAACAGGGAAGCCGGGAGAAATTGAACTTCAGTTAGCCATAAGTCAACTGAAAGGTATTATCCCAACACGATATACAACGGCACAAATCAATGCATTTACACTACCAATTGAGGAAGGATTAGAGGTTTATGATTTAACACTTCATGTTAAAAAATATTGGAATGGTACAATCTGGAAAATTATAATTACTGCAAATTAATATGTACGGATATACTTATACAACAACAGATGGTAAAACAATTATAGTTATTTTTGGAGAAAGTACTGCAAGTGCAACTATTGAAATAACTGTACAATGAGAAAATTTCTCACAATATTATTCCTATTTTGCAGTCTGATTGTTTCAGGTCAGGTTTACCATTATATTGATCCAAGTGGTAATGATTCAGGAGGTGGACCCTGGCTCACATTGCATTATGCTTGCGAACAAATAACAACTCCGGGACATGTTATTTTCGTCAATTCAGGTACATATGTAGAAACAGAACAATGTGTTTTGGCAGTTGGTGTAAGCATAACAGGTGAAGGCAATAGTAGTATTATCCATTCCCATTTGACAACCGATCCATTAATATTACTTTCTTCAGGTACAGAGGGTACAAATGGTAATCAAAGTATATCATGGATACGAATGGAAGGAGGGATGACTGCGGAATGTCCTGTTTATACTAGAGCCAGAAGCAATGTTAAGATACATGATTGTGAATTTGAAGATTTTTTCAGTGAAGGTCCACAATTTGGCGGCACGACCGGCGGAATAGGTCCGCCTGCTATCTATGCAACAGGTAATGAGTTCTACAATAATACAGTTATTAATTGCGCTGATTATTCAGGAGCCAATGATAGAAGCGGTAATGGCAATGGCAACATTGGTATTGGCGGTCAATCAGGTATGCTTGTACATGATAATTGGTTGGAACAAACTGATAGGGGCATTTATGCAACAGGGTATGTTATTAAATTTTTAAATTCTGGTTTTAATAGAGGTATGAAAATTTATAATAATACAATAAAAAAGCCTAGAGCAGAAGGGAATTATCCGGTAGGGAGTTGGGACTTCGCCATTGAACTTTGGAACAGTCGTGGAGGGATAGAGATTTACAATAATGATATCACAGGATCAATTGATCTGGGGGGACATACTTTTCTTAACAATGATGCCGGAGGTTATGGTTTTGCATTTAAAATTTACAATAACGTGATTGGTCAACCGACTATGCAACCCTACTATGAATGGGGATTTCACATGGAAAGGAAACATATCGGAGGGATATATGTCTATAATAATATATTCAAAAATATAACAGAGATTTTTGATGCATGGATTGGCAACGGAGAAAGTGTAGAAGATTTTTATTTCTATAATAATATCTGTTACAATATTAATTATAATGGTAATTCTTTTGATGTAGATCCCGGTTATCCCGGGTCGGCAACCTATCACAATATCAATTTTGTCAATAATGTTTATTATCAAGGAACTGGTGCGGGCATGAGTGCTATAAGACTCACTTTCAGCGGTGCTACAACAGAAGTCACGATACGAAATAATGTTATGTATGGATTTACCGCTTATCCTATTTATGCCGAAAACTCTACGATAACTACCATGTCAGTAGAGAATAATCTCTACTACGATAATGGTACTAATGCGGCCTTTTATACAGGTTGTACAATAGTTGGAAAGACAGAACAAAACAATATTGTTGATAACCCTGATTTTACCAGTCCGGTAACTAACTTTCATTTACTTGCAGGTTCTCCGGCTATAAGTCCTGCTGGCATAGATATATCATGGCTCAATTATGACTTTGAAGGTAATCCTTATGAAAATCCGCCCAGTATCGGGGTGTACAAATATGGCAATACTTCTACTATGCCGACTGTCACGACAACTGCTATCTCTAATATTGACAAGACTATTGCAACAGGTGGTGGAAATTGTACAGCGACAGGGGGTGCGGCAATAACGGCAAGAGGTGTATGCTGGTCAACGGTAACTAACCCTACGATTGCAGGGTATAAGACGGCGGACGGAAGTGGATTAGGTGTATTTACAAGCAGTTTAATGGGGTTAATAGCAGGGACTACGTATTACGTGCGTGCGTATGCAACAAATGTTAATGGCACGGCATATGGCTCGCAGGTGTACTTTACAACGTTACCAGAAGTTGAACCACCAACGCCACCGGGTGTTACAGTTATTTTGAAAAATAGTGCAGGGACACAGTTTTTAAAGAATAGTGCAGGAGATAGAATTTTAATAAAGCAATAACATGGCACCTTCAATTGGTATCGGTATTCGGATTGGCGGAAACAGGGGAGTAGCAATTGCTACACCTACCGGATTAGTTCTTGTCTTAATTGCAGGAGGTATCCGTTTAACATGGATTGATGTTACAGGAGAAGATGGTTATGAAATATGGGTTTCTATTAACGGAGGTATTCATACTTTACTTAATACTGTTGCTGCTAATGTAGTTACTTATGATGATATGACTGACTATGCGGGATCAACAGTTTCTTATGAAATCAGGGCATATAAAGGCATTTCTTATTCAGATTATTCTGATGAAGCAACAATAGTTGTATGGGATAGTAGGGCATCAACATTGTTTGTTAATATGGCTGCACAGGGAGAAACGGCTTCTGACGGGTTAAAATCTGCAATGAATACGGCAATTTTAGCATTAAAAGTAAACAATGTATTTGATACTCAATTTGACCGTCTTATTGTTTACAGGAATATAGGACGATGGTCGGCTAAAATGAATTGGATAAAAGATGCTCAAAATGCTACTGAGGTTGCAAATGGTGGTACTTTGACATTTACTACAAAAGTTGGTTTTAATAGTGACGGGGTGAAATCTTCTATCCGGCAGAATTATATTCCAAGTTCCGATGGTGTTTTATTTAAACGGGATGATGCTTGTTATTTGCTTAAAATTTCAGGCACAATAGTAAATGCGACGGCACATGGCTGTGGATCATCAACAACTTATGTTCATTTTTATCAAGCTGGTACTCCATCCAATACACTTAATTCGTGGAATGCGGAGATAACTCCAAGAGTGGTTGGTTATAATTGTACATCAAGGGCAAATAATACAACAATATCAGCATTACGAAATGCATCTAAAACTGATACTACTGTTGCAAGTGTTGGCTTACCTGACAGGGAAATGTATTCATGTGGGATAAATGATAATAACGTGATTGGTTATTTTACTAAAACAACAGAAATACTTGAAATAGAGGCACAAGGGAAACAATTATCACAGGCAAATTTTAATACTTTTCAAACCATTATGGACGCTTTTTTCACAGCATTAGCACTTTTATAATATGGCATCAATACCTACAAATATTCAGACTGCACTTATCTCAGGAGGTGTCAGGATAACATGGGATGAAACATTTACCAATGCACAGCAAATTCAACTTTGGGTTTCCATAAATAGTGCTGCCTATGTTTTACTTGCTACAATAAATTGTGGTATAAAGACTTATGATCATGTAATTGCAGGAGTTACTACTAAGTATAAATTAAGGTCTGTTCTAATAGACCATTATTCTAATTTCAATTCTATTCCCGTATCAGCACCTGCACCACTTATTTTTACATTGACTTCAAATGGAGATGGATCGGGAGTGTCGGAACTTAGATTTGAAGTAAGTGAGAACACAACAGCGACACTTTCCGGTACTGCAAAATTTTATACTGATGCAGCAGGGACATTAAGTGAGAGTTCGACATGGTTAATTACATCAGGGGCATTAAGACTTATTTATGTAAAAGTCCCTTCTGGAACAGCAACTTTAAAAGTTAAAAATGTAATTACAAAATGGGGTGCTGATTATGGAGAAGCAATATTAAGTGGATGGGAAAATCCGGCTCCAAGTGGTGCTTTCAATTATCCTAATATTGATATTGATGTTTCCACGATGACCAAAACAACATCTTTAAATATTTTTGGATGTAATACTGTTCACGGAGATATCTCGGGATTAACTCAACTTACATATATTGAGATAGCTAATGGTTATACAGCGGGATCATATGAAAATCCGAATATTCAACCAGGAGAGGGATGTACGATAACAGGTAATGTTGCATTATTAACTCATTTAACTGTTATTGATGTATGGGAAAAAATTCATCTGACAGGGGATATTTCAGGATTAACAAGTCTGACAGTAATATGGATGGCAACCAATAACTTTAGTGTATTTACAGGTAGTATCAATGCCTTGATAAATATGACATATATGGTCGTAAATGCCGGTTCTGTTCTAACTGGTTCATTAGCAGGATTAATACACCTAACAAGAGTCATACTTAATAATCCTATTTCAATTACTATTCCCAATGTGACAAATATTATCAATTTGATTTATCTATATGCTACTTTAACACTTACTTCTACTAATATAAATCAGATACTTGCAAATTTGGTGGCAAATGGGAAAACAAATGGTCTGCTTACTCTGTATAATGGAACTCCAACAGGACAAGGAGTAACAGATGTAGGCACATTACAAACAAGGGGATGGACTGTAACAACGGGATAAATTAAACAATATGTATTTATTAATTGCATTCTTATTAATTCTCTTTGAGCAAATCGCTCACGGACTTGAGACAGCAGGTCATAAGACATTGGCAGGAATGGTATTTTTTGTCTTTCTGGCAAGTGTTTATCTGATGATTTTCGCATGGGTTACTGGAAAGAAATTCCCTTTTAAAATTAAATATATTCCACTTTGGCAAATAATTATAGGTGTTGTACTGGTAAGATTCGGAATAGGTGACTTGATCTGGAATATTTCAGCAGGTCAGTCAATCTTTTATATAGGCAATACAAAGGTTTATGATTTTATAATGGGATGGCTTGTTAACGACATGAAAATGCAGTTAAACTTGATTTGGTTTGCAAAGGCAATAGCGTTATTCTGGGGCGTGGCATGGCTGTTAGGATGGAAGGACGGAATAGTCAGATTATTTAAAAAAGATAAATAATGGTAATAAAAGACTCATCTTCTAAAGGTTTGATAATATGTGCACTTGTAATGATAATATTACAGGGAGGTAATCTGGTCGGAGTAGCTATTAATTCATCTGCAATCAAAAATCAATCAGATGATATGGTTGAGGCATCAGCAAAATTGAATTTTGTAAGTAAAGATTATGTACCAATGTGGTTTTTGGAAGGATTACAGAAAAATAACGATTATAAAACTCAGGAGATAATTGCGGTCTTACAAGGGGACGATGTGAAAATTAAAGAGATAAATGAGAAATATATTGATTTTCAACGTACAATGCTTAATAATCTTTCACAGATGCGAGGAGGTTATAACAATATTATAAGAGGAGTAAAATGATAACCTTGCCTACTTTTTTCACACTCGATGAACTTGTTTGTCCGCACGTGTACGATTATTATGGAAAAATAGCATGGCAGTTTTTAGATATAAGACTTATTACAACTTTAGAAACTATCAGGGATCGAATCAATAAGAAGATCTTTATCAATAACTGGCAGGTACATGGTGAATATGATGAACGGGGATTAAGATGTTATAAATGCAATATTGTTAAATATAAAATGTTGGATTATAAAATGTATATGTCAGCTCATTTATTAGGTAAAGCGGCTGATTTTGAAGTTGAAGGATTAATAAGTGAAGAAGTCAGGCAATGGATTGTTAAGAATAAAAATTGGTGGCCTTATTCAATTCGATTAGAAAAAGATACTCCACATGTCCATTTGGATTTATTTGATTCATTTGATCCGGAAAGAGAAAAAGTTTATTTATTTAATAAATGAAAGAGAAACTTGAAGATATTTTTGATTGGTGCGTAATTGGAATAATTTTTATACTTTTGGTGTATAGTTTAATTAAAATATTTTAAGATATGTGTCTATTTAAAAAGAAACCACCGATAGTCCCGATAACAGGCGACAAAGTTGCATTATTGTTTGGGATAAATGATTACATGGGAAACGGAAATGATCTCTCAGGTTGTTTAAATGATATTGATGACGTTGAAAAAAAACTTAATAAAGAGTTTCCTGGATTCCAGATTAAGAAGTTCAAAGATTCGGAAGTCACAACTCAGAGATTCATTTCAGAGATTGAATCAGTTTTGCAATCAGTTGCAAAATTAATTTACATTCACTATTCAGGTCACGGTACAACCAATAATGTATCTCAGGCTCTTTATCTTTATAATGGCCCACTATGGGAAAATGTAATTTATGATCTTGAAGATAAGACTCCAATGACGGTGCGAGTTATTGCAAAGTTTGATAGTTGTTTCTCAGGTGGGTTGCATGACCGGATATTCCTTTTAGGGCAAAGTTTCAAGAATAGATTTTATCCTATGCCTAGCATTACATTCACAAAACTGCCATTGAGAAAATTTGCAGAACGTGATTACCATAAATGGGATATTTGGGCTGCGTGTGGACCTGGTCAGACAGCAGCAGATGCCAGTTTTAATAATAGAGCAAACGGGGCATTTACATTTATGGACAATAAGAGTTATGGGCCGACGACAAAGAATAGTGATGAAATCACATCATGTATCGATTTATTAAGAATAAATAATTTTGAACAGATTCCCGAATTTGACGGGCATCCTGATAATATAGTATTCATTTAAAACTTAAAATCATGTTAACAAATTTGAGTTGGAAAACAACAGTATTAGGGATTCTACTTGCTATTGTGGTGGTAGTTGCGCCCCTGCTTCAGACTGGAACTGTCACATGGAAGGACATAACAATTGCCGTTCTTCTTGCTGTAGCTGGTTATCTTCAGAAGGATAAAGATGTTACCGGGGGAACCAGAAGTAATAACCAAAAGGTAATAAAATGAAAAGATTAATCATTGCACTTTTATTCGTTGCAATAACTTTTGCGAGTTATTCACAATCTGCTTGGAAGGGCTTTTTCAGGCCGATTCCGCGAGGCATTTATGAACCGATAGAAACTACCGACCGGGGGTACAGAGTTGATGAGAGTACGTCTTTCTGGCTATTCCGGCCAACTTTTCAACTGACTGCATTACAGTTTAACTTTGTAAACCCTATTACCGTATCTTCTTTGAGTTCGCTGGGAACAGGTTTAAGTTATCAGCATTTTGTTAATGCTAATGGCGAACCTTATAATAATTATGGTTTTAATGCCTTAATTTTGTTTTCAGAAAATATCGGAGGAGTCGAACCTGCAAAATTATCATTTGCTTTAACAGGTAATTTTTTGCAATATGTTTCAATAGGTGTAGGGTATTCCACATCAAATAAGACATTTTTTGCACTGACCGGTGTAGTAATTCATTTCAATCAGTAGGTTTTTTCATAGTTGGTTAGTTTGGGTTTAGCAGGGAGATGTGGTTAACCTCCCTGCTTTTTTATTTCAAACATTATTTGTTTATTCCAAAATTATTATATCTTTGTATCGACATGCTCACCCCGCTTCCCGATTGAACAGCGCGCTCAGGGTGGGCTTTTTATTTGTTCACAAAAAAAAGAACTAAAATAATTGAAAAATTGTATTGTTATATCAATTATATATATTACATTTGATATATAATTACAAACCAATACCGCAAAGACAATGAAAACACAAGACAGAATAGTAACAATTCAGTTACATAAATCGGACTTTAATCCTGAAATATGGGAAAGTCTTAGAAAAAATACATATTGGTATGATATTGTATTTATAGGTGAAAGAATCATAAGAATAGTTACATGGGAAAGCAACTATGAATCAATTCAGGAAATATATAATTTTAATTAAACCGCAAAGAAATGAAAACAGTAGAATTAAATTACAATAAAACTTTTGCTCCCTGTACATACAAACAGGTATCTTATATGAGAACTTTTGCAAATTTTCACACAAAAGAAAGTACAACTCAAATAATGAAAAGACTTGCAATATTTGAAGCATCTGAAATAATAGAAGATTTAAAAAATGGCGAAGAGATAACATTAAAATAACACTTTGCGGTCGGGTGCGGGAAGAGGAAAACCCCTTTACAAAGATGAGGATATCCCCCCGCATTCGTTACCGTTTAAAATAAATAATTATGGAAGAAACTATCGGAATATATAAAATTCAATCTACCATAAAACCTGAAAGAATCTATATTGGATCAGCGGTTAATTTCCATAATAGAATAAGACAGCATTTAAATAGATTAAAAAGAGGGAATCATCATTCAAATATACTTCAATGTCATTGCAATAAATATGGGATTGAAGATTTAGAATTTATAATTATAGAATATTGTTCTATCGAATCTTTGTTAGCCAGAGAACAATTTTATATCAATACATTAAATCCATATTTCAATATTTCTCTGGTTGCGGGAAATCCAATGTTGGGAAGGAATCATAATGAATCAACAATACAGGGTATGAGAAATAGGCGGCATTCTAAAGAGACAAGACAGAAAATGAGTGAAGCGCAAATACGAAATGGGAATAAACCTCCATCAAATAAAAATATACCTCATTCAGAAATAAGGAAAAACAAAATGCGGAATAATAAAAATGCAACAGGATCAATACGTTCATTAGAGTTCAGGGAAAATTTAAGATTATTGAAATCTGGAACTAAGGCAACTAATGAGGCCAGACAAAATATGAGGAAAGCATGGGAATTAAGAAAATTATCATTAATTAAATACTAAGAATATGGAAGAATTTGTAGGGATTAATTTAGAATTACCAATAGATTTCAGTTTAGATCTTGATCAGTATATTCTTGATCTGAAAAGGACAGGAGTAAAAGTTTCAAAAGCAGAATTGATAATCAAATTTGCAAGGATGCAGTTTAATCGTGAATCTAAAAACTTGAAATAATGAAAACAAGAAGTTTAATAGGATTTTTGCCTTTACTTGCATCAATGTTTGCCGGTGGTACAGATGCACAGCCAGTTAGGAATATTTCAGGATATTCTGGAAATTCTATATTTATTCCCAGACATGGAAAATTCAAAGGATGGATGAAAGAAAACAGACGTTATAAATCTTTGAAATAATGAATAACTTAATAAAAATTCAGAAACATCAAAACAGAACTCGTGAATTGTATGAACAGAAATTTACCCGTTCTGATTGGGATTTAAAAAAACCAGAAGCAATAAAATGGTTTAAGAAATGTCAGGAAATTGCAGCAAAAGAAATATTTGTATAAAATGAAAGTCTTGAATCTTTATTGTGGTTTAGGAGGTAACCGTAAACTTTGGCAGGATGTTGAGGTAACTGCTATTGAAAATAACGAAAGTATAGCGAAATTTTACAATGACCATTTCCCAGAAGATAAATTAATAATAACAGATGCACATGAATTTTTGTTAAATCATTATTCAGAATTTGATTTTATATGGAGTTCAATTGAATGTCCTTCACATAGTCGTGCTCGGTTTTGGGGTTCACGTCCAAATAATAAAATCAAACCGATATTTCCTGATATGAAACTTTATGAAGAAATTCTATTTTTAAAACATTATTTTAAAGGTAAATGGGTTGTTGAGAATGTTGTACCTTTTTATACACCATTAATTAATCCGTCTACAATAATCGGCAGACATTATTTTTGGTCTAATTTTATTATTACCACAATTAATATAAAAGAGGCTGATATTAATAGAGGAAAAATATATGAATGGCAAAATTTACATGGATTTGATATTTCAGGTTATAAGTTTACTTCCAGGCGGGATAAAATTTTGAGGAATTGTGTTAATCCGGAATTAGGATTGCATATTTTAAATTGCGCTTTTAAAAAGGAAAATATTACTCAAAAAACAATATTTGATTAATTCACACAAATGCAACCGAGAATTACTTCACATGGTATTAATAGTTTTATCAGTTGTTTTCATTGCAATGAAGAACTGACTGATGATTTTCCTGGTAAAATTATTACCTGGAAAAAGGACGGTAGAAATTACAGGGAAATTGTTTGCAAGGAGCATTTTATGAGAGTAGAATATATTGAGTTTCTGGCAGGATTGAATAAGTTTGAAGTAAGAAACTATCCTAATTATTTAAATATAATATAATGGCAACAAAAGACGGACAATTAATTAAAGTCAGCGAATTAAAAAACGGAGACTTATTTTCATTTAGGACAATTAAAAAACCTATATGGTGGCGATTCCTTGAAATTAAAGATGGATTGATAATTTATGAGGCAATCAAAGATAAGAATTATCAATTCACTTCACTGAGAACTTGGATTACAGTATTAAAAAAATAACTCATGAAAGACGGACAAATATTAACAGCTCAGCAAGAAGAATTATGGGATAAATATTCTGAAATTATTGATACTGATATAGATAGTTTAAATTATTATGTGGGGAAAATCATTTTAACCCATGAAAACTACAAAAAACTATGCAATGAGCTCCGCACTATCGAACCTATTGATGAGCAGGAATCAAAAAATATTACACAAGGATTTAATAGAACCCGGAAGATTTGTCAATTTTTTTTACCTGATCAACCAAAAAATCTTAATTGTAATAGAGATATTATATTTATTCCTTGTGAAGGCGTTACATGTGGAAGTTTTGAATTTAAATTAAATAATCAATGAAAGACGATTTAAACTTATTTAGAGCCGTTTTGGCAGACTGGAATGAACAGATAAGGATTATGACCTGCCGGGACATTGAGTACGTCCTGATGAATGCCACAACGTCTGGCGAGATAAATTCAATTGTCTGGGATAACCTGGATTTTCTGAATGACAATATTAAGTTATTCAGGAACGTAAATGATGCGCGAAAACGTATTAACCGTTTGCGTAAATTCAAGTTTGATAATTGTGAAATGATATACTTAAATTGAATATTATGGGAGAAATAGCAGAAGATATGATTGATGGAACTTGTTGTTCTTTATGTGGTTGTTATTTTAGACATCCAAAGAAAGATCCAAAGACTGGGGAATCAATAGGTATTTATACTCATGGATATCCTGTAGTTTGTTTGGATTGTTGGGATGATTTGACAAATTATGATAGACAATTCGTTCGAAAAGCAGAAGTTGAAACTTTATAATATAATTAACCATGTCATTAATTGAAATAAGTACAAAGTATAACGGCGCTGCCAGAGACGTCAATGTCAAGGCAATGAACTGCAAAAAAATTGATCAAAATATTGATCCATTTGTCAAAAAAGTTGCTAACATAATTTATAAGGAAACAGGATACTATCCTTTGGCAAGAGTTAAATACAGAGGCAGAAAATATGTTGAAGCAAGACAATTACTTGCAGTATTCCTTTGTAAATATACTAAAGAGATACTTACATCAGTAGGATTATCATCAGGAGATAAGGATCATGCAACAGTGGTACATTCAAAACATGCAATTCAAAATAGGTTTGATACTGAACCGATATTCCGATCGATGTATAAAAGGATTGATAAAAAAGTTAAAAATATACAATTATGAAAAAGTTATTAATCTTCTTATTTCTTTTATTTTTATGGATGGGCATCTGCCTGGTTGTAATTCTATGTGTCATGAAACATGAAGATTCAAAAGGTAATTGGATCGCTGATTCGCGAATTGAAAATAAACTTTAAATAAATAAAGTTATGAAACAAGAATTTGAAATGACCGAAAGTGAATTGCAAGCTTTTTATGACATCTCACGAAATCAAGAACCTGTAATATTTGCAGGTGCTTGGTTAGGTCTTGATACACAAGAGAAAGCTAATAAATTGTGGCAAATAATGGCTGATAATTATGGTTTTGTTTGGGACTCTGTAGAACCTTCTGCAAAAGGTTATAGATTTTTTCTTGCAACTCCAAAATCAAAAGTAATACCAAAGACACAATCAGAAATTGAAATAGATAAATATGATACTTTGCAGAAAATAGTTACACAACTTGAATTTTGTAATTATAAATCTGAAAGCGGATTTCTTAAAATGAATGTAGCATTTTTGTCATTAAAACGAATGGCAGAAAAGCAATTAATTGAATAAATTGAATTAAACATAATTATTAACCAATAAATAAAATGAAAACAACAGAAGAAAAACTTAAAATTGCTATTGATGCATTAATGCAGTGTACAAATCCTTCAGGTGCATATAGTCTTGATAGATTAGAGCATGCAGAAAATACAATAAAAAATATAGAAATTATTGCTAAAACTGCATTGAAAGAGTTGAATATAATACTTGATCCTAAAATATTTAAAATTAACCAATAAATAAAACCAAAATGGATTTACAGATTTTAAACAGACCGTTAACCAGGGAACAGATAGATTTTAAGATTTCTATGGTTACAAAAGGTAATGATGCTATCTGGGCTTCGATACTTGCCTATAAAGATGCACGTACAGACATGCAAGTACTAGATGAGGCTTGTGGACAATTCGGATGGATGAATGAATACCAGAGGGATTCTAAACAGGTCCTACAATGTACTATAAGTATCTGGGATGACTTGAAGATGCAATGGATAAGTAAAACTTCCAATGGCATTGAATCAGATTTTGAATCAGAGAAAGGTGAATATTCTGATGCATTTAAACGGGCCGGGTTCATGTGGGGAATTGGAAGAAAGTTATATGACTTTCCTGCAATATGGGTACAATTATCTGTAGGTGATTATTATGAGAAAGACGGAAAGATTAAAGCATCAGGAAAACTTCGAGTTAATGAATGGAAATGGAATATTTCTGAAGATTATAAAACTGTTATCGCTGAAAGAAAATTTAACGGTAAATATGTTGAGATTTATAATTCTAACCCTTATAACAAAAAATCAAAATGAATCATTGGATAGGACTTGGAAGGGTAGGTCAAGACCCTGAAGTAAAAGAATTTACAAATAATAAGGTTTGCAAATTTAGTTTGGCCACATCGGAAAGTTATAAAAAGAATGGTGAAAAGGTTACAGACACCACCTGGCATAATCTCGTATTTTGGGGCAAACAATGTGATATATTGAAAGAATATGTAACAAAGGGGGATCAGTTGCTTGTTGAAGGTAAAATAGTTATACGCAATTATACTGATAAATCTGGTGTCGAACATTGGTCCACTGAAATTGTTTGTGATAAATTTGAATTTGTAGGTTCTAAAAAAGAAGGTAAGCCAGTTGAAAGAAAATCCGGTAAAGTTGAAACCGGATCAATGAGTAATATTGATGAATTACCTGAAGCGAATGAATCTGCAGAAAATGACCCATCATACTTTCCGGGATGAAAACATTTCAAATTGCAGCAAATCTAGATAGTTATCGATCAAATTCTAATAAGACAATGAAGTTAGTTTTTGAGACGAATGAATTAACTCCTGAAACAATGGCGAATATTCATTATTCACTTTATAAAGCCGGATTCCTTGCTTTTGCTCCAGATCCTTTCAGAACCGAGGAACTTGAGGAGATAGATAAATTGAAAGTGGATTTTGAAGATATGCAAAAATCGCCAAGCCAAAGACTAAGGTCTGTTTTATTCATTTTATGGAAACAAAATCCTGAAGGATATAAAGCATCTAATGATCATTATATTTCAAAAATGGAGACAATAATTGAACATTTTAAAAGTAAGATTGAATCATGATTGAACCTGAAGAAGAAATATTAGAACAATGTCCTAATTGTGGTGCAATATGGGGTTGCGAAGAGTTTGATTTTCAATCATGTGATTGTTGTGGTTATCCCGATGTAAATATGGATAATGATTATTTTGATTATGATAATTAAGCGTTACAATAAGTACAAAGCTGAAAAGCAAAGTTTCGGGGGGCGAACTTATCATTCCAAAAAAGAGGCAAGTTATGCTATTAATCTGGAATGGAAGAAAAAGGCTGGTGAGATAAAAGAAATAATTCCTCAGTATAAGATTGATATTCGTGTTAATGGGAAACATATCACAAGTTATTATATCGATTTTAAAGTGATATATACGGACGGACGAATAGAATTGATTGAGGTAAAAGGATTTGCGACGGATGTGTGGCTACTTAAATGGCGATTAACTGAAGCATTACTTGAAGAAATTGAGCCAGGAGCAAAACTTGTATTGGTAAAATAAAAGAATTGAAGTAATAATTTAATAACTACAACTATGGCAATTATTCAAAAGTGTTTACCACCAAGTGACGAAGAATAAAATATGGGAAAAGATCCTACCGTACTTTTCTATACACAAGACTTCATTACAGGAACGCTTCTAATGACCTATGAGCAGAAGGGTAAGTATATTACTTTACTTTGCTTACAACAGCAAAATGGCGGACTTTATGAATGTGACATGTTACAAATTTGCGGTGAAAAGGATGAGAAAATTTGGACGAAATTTGACTTTGAAAATAAATCGAAAAATGTATTGCCATGTCAAAAATTAAGTTTACTTTTGATACCGTGATTAAACTGATTTACATGAATAGCAGTAAATTCAAATAAACAATATAGACTCCCTTCCTGGGAACTCTTTCGTCATGCGAATCAGTTAATCACACCCCAGGAATCGGAGTTTAAATTTTGTGTGGTTATGAAAGAATTAAAAGATTTTGAAATCAGTGAATTTGGCAAACCTTCAAGTCCGGGCGTTTATGCAATATGGGTAAGGAATCAATTTTATGAACCCGGAGAAAACCATTTACTATATATTGGCAGTACAGCTAATCTATACAAAAGACTCAATAGTAATAAGCATTACTATAAAATAACTCTCAATAAATTCAATGGTTTAGTGTGGACTTCTTTTATAGAAACTAATGATTACCGAAACCTTGAATATTATCTTATTGGAAAACATAAGCCAATTCTTAATAAACAATTAAATAATGGCTTATAGATATTCCAATACTGACAAATGGGGTGATTGTTGGTTTTCTAAATTAAAGCCAATAGAAAAATTACTTTTTAACTATCTTTGTGATAATTGTGATATTGCCGGATTCATCGAATTAAACCAAAAGAGATGGGCTTCTGATATAGTTACTGAAGTGAGAATAATAGAAGGGGCTTTAAAGGGGCTTAATAGGGGCTTAATATATTCAAACACAAATGATTGTATTTTCATCCGTAATTATTTGAAACATCAAAAAAACTTGCCTTTAGACCCCATAAAAAACCCTGCGCATAAAGGAATAATAAAGCGGTTTGAATTATATTCTTTTAAGTTTAATATCAAAGATATAAATGAATTTATTGAAGGGGCTTGCAAGGGGCTTAGTACCCCCTTAGGTAATGCTATTGGTAATGGTAATGGTAATGGTAATGATTTAGGTAAAGAAAAAGAGGAGAAAGAAAATTTATTAAAGAAAAAAGAAATTGTATTTAAGAGTGAAGTTTTTGAATTTTCTGAAAAGTACAATGAAGAAATGTTAAATAAGTTTTGTAATTACTGGACTGAAAAAAATAAATCACTTACTAAAATGCGTTTTGAACTTGAAAAAATATTTGAAATTTCAAAACGAATTGCGACCTGGGCGGCACGTGATAATGAATATAATAAAAGTAAACAGAATAATGATAGTGTATTTGCTAAATTTGGAGTAAAACAAAATGGAAAACGATAGTAAATTTCAGACGTATGCAAATGAATTGGTAAGAAATGTACCAATGGAAAATTTACAATATCTTATTGCATTATTTATGCAAGAGGCGGCTATTAACATGGGAAGCGAAGTGAGTGAAAAGACACTTGAAAGGACAATTTACTATATTCAAAAGGATTTTAGTTATATTCCTGTCAATTATATTGCATCAGCTTTCATACGTGGATCACTTGGTAAATTTGGTAAAGAAGGTGCTGGCCGGTTGGTGCCAAAAACTATTCATGCATGGCTGGGTGAAATAAGTCTTGATTATAATCAGGCAATATCAAAGGAAAAGATTAAGGCAAGACAGATGGATGTTGGTATAGCAATGGATCTGCATAAATACCCAGTTGGTAGTGCTATTAGTAAGAAGATTGAATGGTACAGGAAAGGATTGATAGATGGGGATGACTGGGATCAAATACCGCTTAAAGAACTTGCTGAGATGATTGGCAGGGGTGGTTATCCTTTGCCTTCACATTTTGGAATTGAAACAAAATAAGTAAAACTAATGAAAACAATTAAAGAGATTGAATTAGAAATTATTGAAATTGGAAAATCAATGAAGGATTTAGATTCTAAAAGGGCAATTAATACAGAATCTAGAAAAATTGAGATTTTGAGACAATGTAAATTATACCTTGAAACAAATCCCAAACCGGAATTTATTGAAGAGATGAAATCTTCTGTTGAGTTTCGAATTGATTTAATAAGGGAAAGATATGGCGCATGGTGTGCTTGTAGAAATTTAAGTCAATTTAAAAATCCATTACATCATTATTATAATGAAATGGGAATGGCTCAATTGAAATTACAATTAAAAACATTAGAATATTTAATTAATTAATCAATGGAATCACAAAATAAAGCAATTGCTAAACATCTTAATGAGGGGAATACAATAACGCCTCTGGAAGCATTAAACTTATTTGGGTGCTTTAGATTATCAGCCAGGATTTACGATTTAAGAAAACTTGGGCTTGCAATTGAAGAAAGGGCTTTTGTTACTCATACAAATAAACGGG